TTGTTTGGGAAAACGTGCCTGGGGTCCTGTCATCAAACGGAGGAAAAGATTTTGGAACCTTCCTTGGGGGGTTGGCAGAATTCGGGTATGGGTTCGCCTACAGGGTTCTTGACACTCAATATATACGAACACAACGATTTCCCAGAGCAATCCCACAAATGCGAAGGCGTGTGTTCGTTGTCGGACATATTAGAGATTGGAGAGGTCCAGCAGAAGTATTATTTGACAGAAAAGTCTTGTCTTGGGATACTCCGCCGCGCAGAAAGAAAAGGGAAGAAACTTCCACAGAAGCTACGTTTCGTCTTACTAGAAGTGATCAAAGAATTGAAGATGACATCGCAGGAACAATAGCTGCTAGGGATTATAAATCAGCTACCGATTTAGTCTCTATAGCAGGTGGTCATTCTAAGAGTAATGGTAGTGGCATTAAAAATGATGGTAGTATGTACACATTAACTGCCCATGATAAACACTCTATATATCAAGGTTCATTTGAAGCTAGATCAGCAGATGATGGAGCACCAAGAATTAGAAAAGAGGATGTAGCATCTACTCTAACGGCTAGGGACTGCAAATCACAGGAGACTTGTGTGGTTTTTGAACCAACAAATCCAGATGGAGTAGCTAGAGTTAGAAAAGAAGAAGTATCTCCTACATTAAATGCTATGACAGGGGGAAATAGACAACCTTGCATTGCTAGACAGAATATAATTAGGCGATTAACTCCACTTGAATGTGAGAGATTACAAGGTTTGCCAGATAACTATACCCAAGTTCCATACAGGGGAAAACCAAAAGAGGAATGCCCAAGTTCTAAAAGATATGAAGCTTGTGGTAGGGGTATGTCTATAAACGTAATGGAATTTTTAGGAACTAGAATTAAAAAATTGGATGAAAAATATGTTTGATTTTAAATCAATACAGGATTTCGACAAACATATAAATTTATCCATTCCAAATTATAAAAATTTAAGCAACGTATTTTCTGGCATTACTTGTGCATTTGCTCAACCAGAAAGTTCTGTTGTTGATATTGGTTGTTCTACAGGTAGGTTTTTATCTAATTTACCAAAAACAAAAAATTGCGAATATATAGGGATTGATGAGAGCACTTTGCAAAATTCTTTTAACAATTTTGATTTTATTGAATCTGATATTGAAAAAGCTTTACCAGATATAAAAAATATATCTGTTGTTGTTTCCATGTTTACTTTGCAATTTTTAGGTAAATTAAAAAGAGAAAGAGTTTTAGCAAAAATTAAAGAAAGAATTAATAAAGGTGCAGTGTTTCTTGTGGCTGAGAAAGTATATTTAGATGATCCTGTAATTCAGACATTAGTTCACAAGATGCATATACAAGAAAAAAGAAAGTCATTTACTGATGAAGACATCTTAAATAAAGACACTCAGTTAGCTGTATCGATGTTTTGTAAAACTGAAAAACAATTAACAACAGAATTAAACAAAATAGGTAATGTATCAAAAGTATGGCAATCTTATAACTTTATGGGATTTTGTGTTAAAATATAACAACCCACTGAAAACATTGAATAAATAAAATAGTTTATTTTTGTGTTGACATTAGTGGTCGGTTATGGCATTATAATGGTATAGCGAATCACTTAGAAAGGAAGAAGAGATGGAAAAGAAAATAATTTATATATCAGCAGGTGAAGGCAAGATGGATCTGCATTCTAAGGATGGAATTGTATTTTCTTCTAGCAAGGCAAAAGAATTAGCTAAAGCTTTTTTGAAGCATGGTTGGGCTGACACTTTTGGAACTTCTTCAAGCTTTGATTTTGGTAGAGAGAGTGGTTTTAGAACTAACGATGGAGTGCGTAAGTTATTTTATAGAACTTTTGAAATCATTAACAAATCTTAATTTAGAAAGGAAGATAATTGTGAAAAAGAAATATTCAGAGTTTTATGGTGAATATACTCATAATAAAACTAACAATAAAACATCTTTTCATTTAACAGGTGATGTTCCAACAAAGTCTATTTTATACCATGATTCACTTGTGGCTTTAGAGAAGCGTATTAATAGTGGCTCTGTACAAGAATATAATGAGGTTAAAGAAAAAAGAGTTGAAAAGTTAATGAAAAAATATAGTGGTTTTACACTTTAATTTAGAAAGGAAAGAAAATGGCAAAATTTACAAAAGATAATTTACACATCCAAAAAGGTGATACCTGTAGTTTTATAATTTTTACAAACCATATTGGTATTGATATATTTGTAGCCAGATTGAAATATGGTGCAAAAACTTCTGCCAAAAGTTTTGTGAGATTTTTAATTAATCATTTCACAGTTGAAGAATATTTTGATCGAATTACAAATAATGAAATGCCCAGTGATATTTTAAGATCAAAAGGATATCTTTTACTCCACATAAGGCAGTGGCTAAAAAGAGATGGTTTCCCACAAACAGTGGAAGGATACCAAGCTTGGCGTAGGAAAAGGAGAGCCGTCATGCATGGAAATATACTTAAAATAGGTGAGGTGGCTTAGTGCCACCTTTCTAAGAAAGGAAGTAAAATGAAGTTATCAATTGCAGAAGAATTTAAATTAAAGCCTATTCCGAAATCAAGACAAACAGTAATAAAAAGAGCAAAAGTAAGAAAGGATAAAAATGTCAAAAAACATAAAAAGGGAAAAAATAATTCATAGTTTGTCAAAAGCTCAAGAGACTTTCATTGAAAGGTCTGTCTATGGGAACACATATGATCAATATGGAGATGTATTAAAAGCTTTATTCCCAAAAGGATTGCCAACAAGTGTTTTAACTGATGTTGAAGAAATGAATCGATTCGGCAATTTGACACACATTATTTATAAATTAATGAGATACTGTAACCAGTGGGACAAAAAGCATAAGGATTCAATTCACGATCTTGGGGTTTATGCATTCATTCAGGAGGGCATCGATGATTCAACTAAGGGTTAGAACAGAGTATTCTTTTCGCCTTGCCTATGGCTCCATCGAAAAAATTGTAGCTCAATTTGGGATGGATGCCATAGCAATAACTGACAATGGTACATGGGGTCATGTGCCATTTGTCAAGGTATGTAATAAGTATAAAGTTAAACCGATACTTGGTGTAGAGCTTTGTGTGGCCGAAAACAATACGATGGGTTTTCTTGCTAAAAACAATCAGGGGTTAGCTGAAATTTATGAACTGGTTACTCGTAGTTGCCAAGAAAAACTTCAATATGAAGATTTGTTTGATGTATCTGAGAATGTAATTATGTTGTCAGGTTTTAATCCAGATTGGGGATTATTGCCAGTAACGAAAAAAGACAATTTATATATTGAAATGAGTTCTCCAAAAGCTTTGGAATTTTGCCAGAAAAAAGGTTTTAAACCAGTAGCCACTTCAAACAATTATTTTCCAACAATTAAGGATAAAGAAACTTATGAAATTCTTGTCGGGAACAACAAGGTAAAAACGGCAGGGCATATTAGGAGTGATTATGAATTGCCTAGTTGGATACCTAAAGAGGCAAAAGAAAATACCCATTATATTGCCCATGAATGTAATGCAGAGTTGCCGACTGGTAAAATGGTTTCGTTTAATCCTTCTAGCACCCTGAAAGATCTTTGTGAGAGGGGATCTCTCCAAAGAGGGGTTGCACTAGTCGGAGAGTATAAAGAGCGATTAGAGCGTGAATTAAAGGCAATAGAGGAGAAGAACTTTGAGGATTATTTCTTTGTTATTGCTGACATGGTTAATTATGCCAAGAAACATATGTTAGTTGGTCCAGCCAGAGGTTCAAGTGCTGGATCTCTTGTATGCTATTTAATAGGGATTACAGATATTGATCCGATTAAATTTGGATTGTTGTTTGAAAGGTTTATTGATGTTAGCCGTTCTGACATGCCCGACATTGATATAGATTTTCAAGATGATCGTAGGGAAATGGTTTTTGAATATTTAAATAAAAAATATGGAAGTGAAAGAGTAGCTCATTTAGGAACTATTAGTCGGTACAAGGCAAGGTCTGCCATATCGGAAGTATGCAAAGAAATAAAAATGCCGTTGCCTGACATAAAGCTTTTAAAGGATAACATTATTGAAAGAGCACTAGGAGAACCTAGAGCTGATTTGTGCATTTTTGATACATTGACAGACACTCGTATTGGTAGACAGATGGTTAACAAATATCCTCAATTGAAAACAGCAATAGATATGGAAAATCATTCCAGGCATTCTGGAGTTCATGCAGCAGGTGTTTTGGTGACAGATAAGCCAGTAAGCCAATACTGTTCAGTGAGCCAATACTCTGCTCAGATTGATAAGAAAGATGCCGAATCACTTAATTTATTAAAAATAGATGCATTAGGTTTAAGGACATTATCAGTGATTCAAGATGTTCTTGATCAAGTTGGATGGTCTAGGATTGAACTATTAAAATACCCATTAGAAGATCAGAAAGCTTTTGATATTTTAAATGACAAGAAATATGCAGGGATATTCCAGTTTGAGGGATATGCATTACAGAAACTTACTAATGAAATGAAAGTTAGGAAGTTTGACGATATATCAGCGATTACATCTTTGGCTAGGCCAGGGCCATTAAATTCTGGTGGGACTGCCCAGTATGCCAAAAGAAGAACTGGGGAAATCGCTGTAGAATATATCCACCCAAGTTTAAAAGAAATTACAGAAGAAACTTATGGAGTGATTGTTTACCAAGAGCAAGTAATGATGATTGCTCGTGATATTGGTAAAATGTCATGGGAAGATGTCTCTGCACTAAGAAAGGCTACTTCAAAATCTTTAGGGAAGGAATTTATTAATAAATATTTCCCTGATTTTAAAAAGGGAGCTTTTGAATTTGGCATTTCAGAAAGTGAAGCTCAGGATATTTGGGATCATATTAATACAATGGGAGCTTATGCTTTTAATAAATCTCATGCTGTTGCCTATGCTATTGTCAGTTATTATTGTTGTGTTTTGAAATACAAATTTCCATTGGAATTTGCATCTGCGACATTGAGAAATGCTCGTGACGATGAACAGACAAAAAACATTTTGCAGGAATTAAAGAAAGATGGATACCAATACAAACTTTATGATCGTGAAAAGTCGGAGATTAACTGGTCTGTAAAAGATGGAGAATTAATTGGTGGATTTACGATGATTAAAGGTGTTGGACCTAAAATGGCTGAAGATATGGTTATGAGAAGAAACAACAACCAGATATTTACCCCAAGGCAAGAGGAATTTTTAACTGGTGAAAAACGAATCACTTCTGCGAATCAGGCAGATAAAGTCATAAATTTGCAAGATAGATTTTTGTAAGTGATTGTTTTTATTAGTAAACTTTATGCTTTACTTTCTAGGTGGGTTGTGGCATTATAATGGTATAGAAGATGAGAAAGGAAATAAAATGACATATATTGAGGAAAAATGGCTTAAAGGTGAATACAGCATTTTGTGTGGTGCAGTGGGTATTAGTTTAAAAGGTGAAGGATTTAGACCTTTTAATAAAGAGAACGTAAAAGAATTACTTGAAAAAGGTTACATAAACGAAATTACTGCTGAAGCGACTAACAAAGCATATAAAGAATATTTAGCAGACTTTTTCGCTGATTATGCAAAGAACCAAGCAAACAGAACTCAAGAAGAAATCAATGAGCAAAGGTTTGAAGCCAGAGCTGCAATGGGATCTGGAGTAAAAATGGTGAATATAATTACTGGCGAAACTTACACAACTTAATTTAACTGGGGGAGAAATCCCCCACTACTGAGAAAGGAAATAAAATGAATAAAGAAATCGGAAATGTAAAAGACGTAATGAACCAAGCAACTGTTGATTCAATTGCTAGACTTAGAGCAGAAAAAGCTAGGTTAACTGAAGCTGAAAATCGTTTAATGGAAAACCTTAAAATGCAAGGCACTGGAACTTACAATGGAACAGAACATTATATCATTGTTTCTGAAGCTGAAAGAAGCACACTTGATCCGAAAGCTGTAAAGGAAAAACTTTCAAGGCAGTTTATAACAGCTAACACAAAAGTAACTTCTTATATCACTGCCAAGATTTTTGGTTACAAGAAAGCAGCATAATGAGAGTGTTGTTCGTTTTATTAATCACCTTGTCTGCTTGTTCAAAAACAACAGATGAGGTGGATCTTGTCCATGAAAAAGAAATTTATCAAATGAATAGGCAAGAAGTAATTAACGCTATTCAAGATTGTAAATTTGCAAATTTGAGAGCCGTATTAACACATGCAAGAATTAAGGCAATGGGAAGAAGTATACCAATTGTTGTCGATGTAACTTGTGCTCCATAAGAAAGGAAAAGAAAATGATAACAGGAAGTTTTGTTCCAGAAACAATAAAGGTTTTTAGTTTTTTAGTAGTTGTGAGTTTCCCAACAATTGAAGAATGCAATCAAGCACAAAATTCATTATATGGTGATAAAACTTGGTTTAATGGAGATGAGCAATGTTTTGCTACCTACAAAGAGTTGCCATTAACACTTGAAATGCCATTGGCTAGACCAAAAAATTTAGGGGAGTTTCCAATTGAAGATCGGTAAAGCACCATTTGGAGATAGGTACTGTTTATTGACAGTTCCTAATCTCGACACAGAAACAAAAGAAATTCTTGATACATTACCTGGTTACAAAAGGTGGATAGGAAGAGAACTTTTATTTCAACCAACGTCTGCATCATTAAGTCGAATAAATAAATTTTTTCCAGAGGCAGTATGGGAGGAAGAAGTACAACACCACCTTGATCATTACATCGAAACTTTAAAATCGGCAGAAGAAACAAGAAAATTAAAAGAAATAGAATTACCTGCTAACGATGATTTTGCATTTAAGACAAAGCCTTTTGATCATCAGAAAAAAAGTTTTTACATATCAAGAGATAAGAAAGTTTTTGGTCTTCTAATGGAACAAGGAACTGGGAAGACAAAAGTTTGCATCGACAATGCAGCTTATCTTTATGGCAAAGGAGAAATAACAGCGTTAATTATTATTGCTCCAAATGGGGTCCATCGTAATTGGTTAAGAGAAATAGAAACTCATTTACCTGACTGGTGTGAATACAAATCTGTTTATTACAGAGCAGGAATGAATAAAAAAGAAGTTGAAAAATTTGAGGAAGTATTAGCTGCCAAAGATTGTTTGAAAATATTTACTTTTAATGTTGAAGCTTTCACTTCACCAAAAGCTGTTAATTGGATGGAAAGAGCTATCCTAAGCAATCAAGTTCTGCTTGTAGTTGATGAGAGCACCAGAATAAAGACTCCTGGGGCAAAAAGGACCAAGATGATTATAAAATTCGGGAAGAATGCAAAGTATCGTAGGATCTTAACAGGGACTCCAATTACTAAGAACGCTGCTGATGTTTATTCTCAGTTTAAATTCTTAGATTCACAGATTCTTGGGTATGATTCGTTTTATAGTTTTAGGAACCGATACTGCGTCATGGGAGGGTTTGAGCAAAGACAAATTATTGCTTATAGAAATTTAGATGAATTAACCAGAAATATTGAAGGGCATAGTTTTCGGGTTTTAAAGAAAGATTGTCTGGATTTACCTCCTAAAATATACCAGAGACATTTTGTTGATATGTCAGAGCGACAGAGAAAGCTCTACACAACGATGAAGAAAGGTTTTATTGCTGAACTACAGGGAAACGTAATCGAGGCTCCAGAGGCCATTACAAGGCTTCTCAGGCTACAACAGATATTATGTGGATGGTTTCCTACCGAAAACGAGAGAGTACAACCTATCGATGAGAAAAACCCCCGAATTGAAGCTTTAAAAGACATATTAGAGGGGATTAACACTAAAGCAATTATATGGGCAAGGTTCAGAGCCGATATAAGAGCCATAGAGAGGCTATTAGGAGATTTGGCTGTTAGCTATCATGGTGGTGT